GCGAGATCAAGTGTGCGCGTTTGTGCGGGGTAACGTAGCGACTCGACCGCGTTCGCGGATCGTGTGCGTGTCTCTCTGTACACCATGACACTATTTAACACCGTGAAGCGATCACCGTACGCGGGGAGATGCTCGGGTAGTGTCGTCACGGAGACCATACCGCGCCCATATTCGCCGTAAATCGCGAACGCGTCCGTCTTCGACGAACCCGACGTAAGTACGGCGCGGATCGGCTGCGCCGAGTGCCAAAAGTAACCGCGCCCGTCGCAGAGCTCACAATCGGGGCGCGACTCGCCTGTCGTCGCAGAGTTCGAGGAGTAGTCGAGCGTGAGCTCGAAGTCGCTCGAGTTGCGCGAACAAGGACACTCCGCGCACTGCTCCCACTCTAAATCGACGCCCTTCGTAAAAACGAGTTTACGAAAACGCTCGGGGTCGAAGTCTACGCGGGGTCGTAACTTGGTCGGCTCACGCGAGGGGAACGTCGACATCAGATCACTCCAAACTGAGTGACGCGATATTGAGATCGAAGCCCCGACATAAGTTGCTTGTACTGCTTGTCGAGGTTCTCGGCGCGCGCCGAATACCCTGAGTACATAGCCGACGAGGTCGTGTCGATCGATGTCGAGAGCGAGTCTACGCTCACGGACTGGGACGCGATACCCGCGCCGAGGATAAGATCGCCCGCGACGTGTAGTAGTAACAGCGTCGCCGCCTTGATTGCGACGGCTTGCTTGAGGTCTGCGGGGAGCGTGTCGAGCGTCCAAGCGATCACGAGATCCTCGGTGGGCGCGTTCGTTACGCTCAGCGTAAAGCCTGAGTTACCACGCCCCGACACTCTCACGCTCGCTTGATCCGTGGAGACCAGGTACGACAAGAGCACACGCGACTCGAGCGGGACATCGACCGATGTCTCGCCCGCGAGTATTGTCGCAGTTCCTACACGCTCATCGAAGCCCGCCGTATAATCGAACTCAAAGTAAGACGGGATGAAGTCGCGTTGGTGGTGGATTCCGTAGCCTCCCATCAGCGGAACGCCCGCGCGGAAGAAATACGAGCCGAGTGACTCCTCGCTCGGTATTAGGTGGATTTGCCCGTGTGTCGTGCTCGTCGGCGTGATCCAACTCGTCGGGATCTCGACGGGCTGATACGAGCCGAACCGTATACGGACGGCCTCAAACGAGATCACGGGGCGCGCGTCGAGGCGAAACGGCCAGTACGAAAAGCGCCCGTGACGCTCGGCGTCGTGTCGCTCTTGTGTGACTTTGAACGGCTCGACGTTTATTCCGAGATCGCTCTCGACGTGCCGTATCGCCGCCTCTATAGATTGGTTGTATATGAGCTCGGGATAATCCGAGCCGTCGTCGAGTGTGAGGTCGATCCCGAGCAGCGTCGTTTGTTTTAAAAACTGCGCCGTGATCTGTGTATAGATACCCATTGATCGACCTCCACTCTGTCTCTTTACTCTGCGCGCTTGCGCTTGCGTTGGCGTCGCGGTGCGGCGCTCGGTGCGTCCTCTACACGTTTAAAACCGATCGCGTCGGCCCATTGTGCGAGAGCATGCTCCGCGTAATCGTTCAACTCGACGACGAAGCCGTCAACGTCGACCTTGATCGCACCTCGACCAGAGCCGACGTCAAGCGTACACGCGCGAAGTGTGTCGTGCTGCCAACGCATATATTACGCGATGGTGTCGAGCATCGAGGTCGTTGCAGTTACGCCCGCGTTCTGTAGCACGAACATTTTACTCGGAACTTTAACGACGGGTGAGCCGAAGAGCATGAGTAAGAACGGCTTAGAGGTCGCGACCTCTGCGAGCGGACGACGGAAGAAGTCGAGTAAACGAACGAACTCGAGAACAGTCGGATCGTGTTGAACAAATACGATCTTGCTTGAGTTCGGGATCACGCTGTTGTCATCGATAAACGCGGTAACCGCGCCCGACGCGTTAGCGATCTCGCCGATAAGTCGACACGATCCGAAGTCTACAGCGCCCGCCGTGGTCGCCTTGTCGGAGCGATAGATCTTATAGAAAACTGCGTCGCTTTGGTCGGTGATCGTGAGTGTGACCTTTTCAGAAAGTGCCACCTCTACAGCGGCCGTATTAATCGGCGCGCTGAATCCGTCGTTACTTACTGCGACGACCTTGTATCCGTAGAAGCCCGCATCATCAGCGACGAACTTTCCATCGGTACCCGCTGACGCGATCGAGGTGATCGCGGGGGTCGCGGGTGCGGCGGTTGACGACGCGCTGCTCGGTGCTGAGTACGCGTTGAAGAGGAACGGCGCACTCTTCACAGGTACGGGGCCATAGGGCGACATGATGTTGAGCTCTTGTACGCCGTACGTGAGACCGTCCGCCGCTTTGAGGCTCGCGAACTGGTCATGACGTCCCCATTGTACCGAGAACTTGATAAGCTCAGCGTGGATACGAGGCTCGACGTAAATGCAATCAGGGCGACCAAAGCGCGGCGCGCTCTGGATCTCTGAGAGAACCTCTTGTAAGAGACGAGGGGTCGGAGACTTACCGCGTAAATCGAACGTGTTCGCGCCGCTGTTGTGGCTCTCGATCTGCTCGATAATGCCGTCGAACGCGAGAGGGTTTACGCTCTCTTTCGCATGCCACAAAGAACGCTCGAGCTTCTGCATGAGACGCATTGTCCCGCGCTCTGTCTCTGCCGCGATCGCGTTCGCGTTGTTTCCCAAGAGTCCAACGAGGCCGCCGACGTCGGTTACCTCGCGACGCTCTGCGAGGTACTTGATGCGTACGCTCTTGCGCTCATACTCGGAGCGGTTAGTCGTGCCGCCGCTGCCCTCTGCGATGAACGGCTCGAGGTCGAGACCGTGGTCGTTGATCACAGCGTACTCGTGTACGGTGTTCGTCGCGCTAACCTTCGGAATCGACGGCCAAAGCGCGAGCTCCTTCATCGTGTACGTCGCGGAGCTGAGTGTGTTCTCAATGCTCTGTGGAACGAGTGGAGAGAGAGAACCCGCGTCGCCGCCACTTGTACCCGCGGGTGTCTGATAACCCGCGTCAGCGGATTTACGGAGCGCGGTGTTTAGCTCTGCGAGGTCTGCGAGGTTTACGTGCTGATTTGCTTCAGGAAATGAATACATGAGTGATCCTTACTCTACGTCGATGATGTGAGATACAGCGGAGACGGCGACACCCGCCTCGAGTTGTGCGATCGCGCCACGGATCGCGCCGCGTTGGTTGTTTGATAGGTTTGTATTATCACGGAGTTGAGTGAGCCCTTTACGGATCACATCGCCGCGAGTTGGGCCGACTGGCGCGGTCGGCGTCGGCGCGGCTGCGGAGGTCACAGCGCGCGCGGGGATCGGCTGATTCAGGACGGCGGCGAGTGATTTACTCATCCCTTCGCGCTCTGATTTCATGCCCTTCATTTCGGTCATCATCGCTTCGACGGCCTTCATGACAGCGTCGAGACGCTTCTCCATGTCGCCGACGACACGATCCGAACTCTCAGCAAGTGCTTTCATAGCGTCGCGATAGTACGCTTTCTCGACGTCCATGTCTTCCTCGTCCATGTTCTTGCCCATGTCTTCGGCGTTCATGTCTTCGGCGTCCATGTCTTCGGCGTCCATATCACGCTCTTCCATGTCGCGCTCTTCCATGTCCTCGGCGTCGTCGAACAAGTTGATCTGACGACCCCCCTTGTCTGCTTCGCCCTTTTGCATGGCTTTAGAGAGCGCATCAAGCGCAACAGTTAACGCGTCGGCGGTGACTGCGTCGTCTGCCGAGATCTCTGTCTCATTCTTCATTGGGTTCTCCTGTAGTCCACTTTCGCGGGGGTATCGTGTGCCGATGATATCACAAATCGCCGAAAGCGTGAGATTTTGCGAGATGCATTATTTTATCGACGAGGTCGTCGAGCTTCTTATCTTCTGTCGTCGGTACGCGCTCACGCAACAAATCACGCACCTCGGCGCGTGTGTACGTCTTGGGCGCGGCGTATGTCGCCGAGCTCAAACGCGCATCTAAGTCTTGCTGAATCAGCGAAGACAACGCCGCGCCCGCGTCGGGGATCGTCGGCTCCTGGTACCCAATGTCGGCACCGATTGAACGCGCGATAAGCTCGAGATTCGTGTGCGGGTTAATTGGCATCGCCGTAATCGCGACGTTTAACACACGCGCTTTTAAGACTCGTTTTTGGTCGCGCGGGTCTCGCTGTAACACTTGCCCCTCGACGCTGAAGCCGAGAGAGCGATCGCCCCCCGCTTTCTCCATCGCTTGCGACGTCTCGTACACGTCGCGCCCGAGCTTTTTGTGCAAATACAAAACACCCTCGACGCGTGTGCGGTCATCGTCGACGCGCTTTACGCTCACAGGATGACCGAGAACAGCGCCCGCGCCTTGTTGGTGCTCGTGATTAAACCACCCATTCTCGAGAAAGTACGACCAGTCGAGCCCGTCTTGTTCGATCGTCTCACCCTCGAGATCCATGTCACGAGTTGAGCATATCCCGCCGATCATAGCGCGTGTGAGCTCCTCACCCTCGTCGGCCTTGTCCTCGTCGCGCCCCTTCTGAAGCTCCAACGGAACCCACCGCGCGAACGCGTCGAACGACTCACACGTCGCCTCCTCAATCTCGTCGGCGTATTTGTGGCTCTTGAGCCACGCGCGGAAACACTCAGGGGATACGCTGCTCGCGTCCGCGCGTATCGACTGCACCTCGCCGCCCTCGCCCACGATACCAAGTATCATCGAGAGACCGTCGGGTGCGCCCGTGGGAGTGAAGCGCCTAAGCTCTGTGTATTGTGCGGGGTCGCGTTGGATCGCCGCGTGTTCTTTAGTGTTCATGTGTCGACCTCATGCGTCTTTAGGTTTACGTGGATGATCTGTTTCATCTTAATCATCCATATTGAGGGGCTGTACGTGCATCGAGCCGAGCATGGAGTCGAATCGAAGCGGCGAGTATTGGCGGCCGCCGCCGGGTGCAAACTTTACGGGGGGGAGATGTAGCGACACCGCGCCGCCACCGCTCAACGCGTCGCTTAGATATCGCGCGCTTATGCGGTAGTCGCCTTGTGCCCCGTCGCTCGACTGGGGGAACTTAGCCACATCGCGACCGTTGAATTTGATCGTTACGTCGCGCCCGTCTGCGCGCAAGGTCACCCGCCCCGCGGGGCTCGTCTCTCTTCCTGTAGCCTTGATCTTAGCGCCGCCAACCTTGAGCGCCGCGACCACATGCGCCGCCGTCTCTTTGCTCATCGTGCCGACGTGTGTTTGTTGTTGCTCTGCCCCCGATATAAAGTTAGGGATGATGCCCGCTAGTGACACACGAACCCCCCCGATACTGCCCGCGCCCGTCGAGACTTGTTCGCCGTCTTTGCCGTACGACATACCACGGCGAACAAATATACGATGACCATCAGTCGCGATAAGCGCGTCGCCTACGCGAAACGCCTCGTCGAGATTGCGGATCGTTTGCTTCGGGTCTATTACCTTTTTCAAGGTCGCGGCGGTCTTTCTGTCGATGTCCGACGCCGACTCTAGCGCGTCCTCGCGCGGCGTGATCGCGTCGAGTTGGTCTCTTTGGACGCGCGGTTCTTCGGTCATCTTTGAGAACGTATCGAAGTCCCGCTCTCTGTCCTCGAGCTTCTTAAATCGCGCGAGGCGTTGCGCGTTCAGCCGTAAGTCGCTCTCGTTTGTGAGCGTGTAATACCGGGCGTCGCCGTCACCATCCGAGCCGCCGTACACGGAGCCGACGAGACCACGCGCGAGCGTCTTAAGTTTCGCGGCGCTCGGGGGCTCGTCGAACGTGACGCGCTCCAAGTCGGACACTTTGCCGTCGCTGAATTGGATCTGATACGTGAGCACCCTCGACGCATCGTCGAGTTCCGCCGCGACACCAAGTCCACCTGGTAGCGTGTACACTGTTTTCTCACCCGCGACGAGCGGCGCTTTCGCCGCCGCGATTATCGCGCTCGCGCTTTCGCCGCGTAGCTCCTTCGCGGATTCTTTGAGGCTCTGCGCGTTGGGTACGAGCGCCGATATGTACTCGTCTCGCGCGTCCTCGTGA